TCTGAATCCACTAAATCTTATATTGATGGTTTAGATAATGATAATGTTAAAAGTGTTGTTGCTACTGCAAATGAAACTGTCGTTGATAGCACTGACATTCAAAACCCTATAGTAGGCTTAGCAGACAACACAACAATCCCTGGAACTGCAGGTATTAACATACCAACTGGAACTACAGCGCAACGTGTGGTGCCTACAGCTCCCGATATAAGCCTTAGATTTAACGTTGACAGTGAAACCATCGAGTATTACGACCATGACGATTCCGATTGGGGGCAATTACCAAGCTCGTTATCAGGAACTTTTCTTCAGACTTCTGGCGGAACCATGTCAGGTGATATCAATATGGATGATAATTTGGTAATTAATTTACCACTACCAACTAACGATGGTGATTCAGCAAGCAAATTATACGTTGATAATCAGTCTGGTTCTGATGGAACTGTAACCGCAGGCCTTGAAAATGAACTTGCATTTTATCCTGCTGATGGTGACACTGTAGAAGGTCTTGCAACTGCTAATAGCGCAACATTAGTAACCAGCTCTACTGGCGTACCGTCTTATACTGCGTCAATGCAAGACGGTGAGTTACTCATTGGTGTAACTGGTGGAACTCCAGTACCTGCAACATTGACTGCAGGGGCTGGAATATCTATCGCTCAAAGCGCAGGTGGTGTGACTATATCCGGCACAGGCTCAGGCATTGGCTGGACAGAAGTTACAAGCACAACAAAAGCAATGGTGTCTGATAATGGCTATATTGCTAATAACTCTAGCGAAGTTGTATTTACATTGCCAACGACTGCAGCAGTCGGAGCTGTGATTAATGTTGTGGGCAAAGGCTCCGGGGGGTGGAAGATAGAGCAGAACGCAGGGCAGAGTATAAATATAGGTGATACAGCAAGTACATCTGGAACCGGTGGCAATGTATCATCTACTAATCAGCATGATTCTTTGCAATTGCTTTGTGTTACTGCTAATACTGTCTGGACTGCATCTGTCGCGCCTCAGGGTAATATTAATATCGTTTAAGGAAGCAATATGGCTACTAATAATTCTACAAATACTAACTTAAGCAGGCAAACTGGTACTGGACAGTTTGTCGGTGATACTAACCCACTTATTACAGGTCTAGAAGGTAGTTTTGGCGTTAATTTTAATGCTAACTCTAATAAAATTATTAATCTTACAGACCCAACTGCTAATCAAGATGCTGCTACTAAGGCTTTTGTTGAAGGCTTGGCTGGTAAGGTCGTTCAATATTCTTTTTCTTCAATCCCAATGTCTGTTTCAACTACTAGTACTACGTATGTATCTACGGGTTTAACAGGCTCTATAACCCCAACTAATCCTGCAAACACCATAATGGTATTAGTTTCAGGTGAAAGCAGGGCACAACATGCAACGCCTGGCTCTGGCACAGCTACAATTTTAAGAATAGCTAATTTTGAATTAAAAAGAACCTCAGGTACAACAACTAATTTACGACAATCTTCGGTAGGTAGAATATTAACTAGTGGATCATCAAACTCAATGGGAACAAGTTTCGGCATCGTTTCTTTTTTATCTGATGAAGTAGCTGGCAGCACATCACTTCATACTTATCAAGTTAATTTTAAAGCAGCTGATTTCAATAAAGCAAGTTTTGCATCTGGCACGGTAAGCTCACAAGGCGCGGTTATGTTAATAATGGAGTTAAAAGCATGAAAACATCAAATGTATTATCCTATATGCAATTACAATATGTATTGCGTGGCGAACCTGATTACTCTACAGAACAATCATTAAATGATATTGATGCGGACTTTGTTAATGGATCTAATCAACCAACAGATGAAGCCTATCATGCAGCAGCATCTGAATATAAAAACAATATATTGCTTGACGAATATAGGCAGGCAATAAAACAGCTTCTATATAATAAAGCACAAGAAAAGGATTACGATAGCGAGCAAAGCATTGCATCATACGCAACAAGTACAAACGAGGACTGGAAATCAGAAGCGCAGCAATTTGTGCAATGGCGTGATACTGTTTATGAGTATAGTCTTGGTGTTTTGTCAGATGTTCAAGCAGGTGTAGCAGCGCCAAGCATTGATGATTTTATTTCTGGTGCTCCGGTACTAGAGTGGGTTTAAAGCGAAAAGCATGTAAAGTATACTAATATAAATAACCAAGGAGCGAAAATGTCTATAACAGCTATAAGTGCCGATATGGCGCAAAACCCGCGCACAGTACGTATTACTACTACTGATAACTTTCAAGTCATTTCTGCTGCCGGATATCTTGCAGATCAAGAAGATAATATTAAAGAACTGAATTCTGGTGAGTTTAATTTTCTTGCTAGTGATTTATGCATAGTTTCCTATGATGGTGGCGAGCAATTATTTAGAGTGGTTGGCGATGTTCTTGAATTAATCCCAAACAACTCTTTACAGCATGTGCAGGTAGATGTTGCGCTAGCTGACTTTATTGGCTCTTACACTGCAAGCTTGAACTTATTGCCAGCGCCTGGCGAAAATAAAAAATATGTATTGCATAGAGCTACATTGCATATTAATTATGGCGGTACAGTTTTAGCGGCTGGCGGCGATGTTCAGATCCAATACGCTGATGATGCTAATGCCGGTGGAACTTTTGCGTCAAGTTCTGTAACTGATACAGTGTTAATTGCAGCTACTGCTGATACTTCATTTGGTCTTAGCCCAGTAGATACTACTTTAACCGATGCTACAACTTTAAACGAAGGGCTATATTTGTCCGCTCAAACTGCTGACTTTACTGGCGGCACTGGTTCTAGTTATAAAGTGGACTTATGGTATTCAGTAATGGATGTTGCTTGAGATTACTAGTTGTAATCTTATTTGCCTGCGCGTCGATAACAGCGCAGGCAAATATCTGTATTAGTCCATTTCATGACTACCACTATTTAACCTGCAGTGATTATGAGTATGTAACTGGCAGACATAGGCTTAAAATACCAGCTTATTTTGATACTGATTTGGCAAGCATTCCTCGGGCGGCTTGGTGGATTATGTCGCCAGCTAAAAGCGAAGTTATTGAAGCCTCGGTGGTGCATGATTGGATCTATCGAAAAGAAAGAGGTATTACAAGAAAGCAAGCGGATATTATTTTTTATGACATGCTGCTCGCAAATCATATGCCAAAATGGAAAGCGGCTTCAATGTATTATGCTGTAAGAGCTTTCGGGAGGTCTTCTTATCATGCAAGAGCTAAAGAAATGGTTGATTGAACATGAAGGCATGAGCTTAAAACCATATAAGTGCCCTAATGGTAAAATAACAATTGGCGTCGGTCGCAACTTGGAAAGTAACGGCTTAAGCCTCGATGAGTGCAATTACTTACTTGAAAATGACATTGCCAGGTGTAGGCGCGAGCTTGATGTATACTGGTGGTTTATTATTTTAAATGAAAACCGAAAAAACGCACTGCTAAACATGTGCTTTAATCTCGGGTTAACAAAATTGCTAACATTTAAAAAAATGATCGTAGCTTTAGAGCAAAAAAATTATGATCGCGCGGCTATTGAAGCCCTGGATAGCCGATGGGCAAAACAAGTCAAAGGCCGAGCTGTGGATATTGCCGAAGTAATTAAAGAGGGTTAGCTATATGAGCGAGGATAGATTTGTATTATGCCAATGCGGGAAGGCGGCTCATTACTGTCAAAGATGCCACCCCGAACAAGAGACAGCTCTGCCCAAAGTGGCAAATTTTATTTTTCATGCTGTGATATATATATTAGCGGTAGTTGGTGTCGAGGAGATATTCAGGTTTTTAGGATAACAAAGGTTTGCAGGATGAGCTTTTCGCCAGAAGATATCGAGCACATAAAAACAGTAGACTGGTTCAGGTATGAATACCCAGAATTAAAAGAGGACTTTCACCATTTCGCCAATCAAAGAAAATGCACCCCCATGGAAGGCCGGAAGCTGAAAAGAATGGGGGTAATGCGCGGCGTTTCTGACTTTTTCTTAGCCGTCCCACGGCATGGATATCATGGCTTATGGGTTGAGTTAAAAGCTGGGGCTGGTAGACTAAGTCCTGAGCAAAAAGAGTTTATTAAAAGAAAAAACGCCAATGGATATCTTGCTATTCCGGCATGGGGTTATGATGAAGCCAAAAATATAATTAAAGAATATCTTCAAAATGCTTCCGCTTGATTGTGTCCCCAGTTACAGTCAACGAATGAGGGCTTTCTATCTCTTTTAACATTGCACGTAAATAAACGGCATTTTGTAAATGAGGGTAAAATATTTTACCGCGTTTTACATGTTTTAACACAAAGCTACCATAAAAGTAATTTTTCGCCCTTTCTGAGGCTGTAGGCATATACCTTTCAAAAACGTATTTGCCGTCAGCGCATTTATAATAAGCATGTAATATTACTTTGTCGTTTACTTCTTGCACCCAGTAACTAGATTTCATTACAGTTTTAGTCTCTTGTGCACCAGAGAATTGAGACACGGATAACTTGGCGTTTGGATCTATTAATTCATGCTCACAATTCCGGCACTGTCTTGCAGCAATATCATTTTGCACGCTACAATTTTCACATTCTTTAAACTCAAAGTAATAAGTGCAACGTTCCTCGCCATCGTGGCCTATGCATCGCCTTGCATGCAACCCGTTTAACGTTTCGCATTTAGGGCACGGGAATATTAAATCAGCATCTTTATCCCTGGTTTCCTTTAAAGCCTCAAGCAACAAAGGGCTGTCCCAGTCTTGGTGCCTTTCAATATTGCCAGCGCAATCAATGATTAACGCATGGTCTTTGCCTGGGGCAAGACGCAAAACCCTGCCCATGGTTTGAACCACTAAGACCAAGGAGTCAGTTGGGCGCAAATAGGCTAATGTGTCATATGGCGGAATATCAACGCCAACAGAAACAATGCTAATATTTACTATATAACGTATCTCCCCAGAGCGAGCTTTATTAAATATATCTGTTCTATCAGAGTTTGCCATATAACCAAGGATGACGGCGGTCTGCTCTTTAGGCAGGTGCGCGGCGCACTCATAGGCATGTTTTTTGGTTGATGCGAATATGATGCACCCATGGCGGTTTTGGGCCTCCATTACATGCACTATCTGCTGCATTATTAGCGCTGTAAGTCGTGTGTTGTTTCTAACTACGTCTTCAAGTTCTTTGCTGTCGAAATTGCCATTAGACTTAATCTTGACACGGCTAAAATCGATAGTGAGTTTAGGATCTACTTGAAAAGTTGGCTTTACAAGGTAGCCCTCTTGAATAAGCCATTCAGTAGTAATATTGCCGACTCGCGACTTGAAAAGGCAATCTTTGCCAACAATGTCAGTGCCTTTAAACCTAAAGTCCGTACCTGTCGCCCCTAAAAGCCGCATTTTGTCATAGCTTTGCTTATAATGCCTTAAAATGCGCATAAAAGTAGAGCGATGGTTCAAGTGGTTAATATTGTGACATTCATCAACAACAATAAGGTTAAACTGTATATCTGCCAGTGTCTCTTTGCGTTTAATAGCGTTAAGGATAGACTGAGGTGTACCAAAAACTACAAAAGATTTAATGTCTTTAGAGCTTAACGCAGCGCAATATATCGAAGCCTCGCCGCCCTGGTCAACAAAAGCCTGGGAGTTATTGCGTACAAGCTCAGCATTATTGACAAGGCATAGCGCTCTTTTACCAAGTTTTTGCATAGTGAGCAATATGTCGGAAATCATAAGGGATTTGCCACTACCAACAGACGCCATAAGCAATACCGGATCGCTATTTTCTTTTAATTTTCCCCAACACTCCTTAACCGCTTTTGCTTGGTAAGGCCTAAGAGTTTTAATAGCCACCACTAACATCCTTATCTTTCTGATGGCAAACCCCAATAAAAGGACACATTTTACACAAGTAAAACAAAGGGTTGCTACTTATCCTTGGCGGCATTGTGTCAGAATCATGGATAAGCTTGGCTTTTTCAACTAATTTTTCGTAAAAATCGGGGTCAAATGTCACTATCTCATCATGAAACTGCGCGGTATTTTTATTAAAAACCAGCAAAAAAGCCTTATATATTCCCGAAAGCCCCATATAAGCTTGAATCTGAGCATAATATTGTTCGTTCCATTTACGTAAGCCATGGTTAACAAATTGCTGAAATGAAGCGTGATTAGCGGTTTTTATCTCAAGCAATGCTCCAAATTTTGGCAAATAACCGTCAATATTGCCTTTAAACCATGGGTATTCAGGATGGATGATCTCATCGTTGTCAACATCAACCTTAGTGACCAGCTCAAGAAGACTTACTATATACCCTTCAAGACGATTACCAACGTCAAATATACGTCTTGTTCTAGTCGGCAAGTCTGCCCGCTCATAACCATGATAATCAAACCATATGCGACGCCAGCAAGGGTTGCCGATAGAGCTTGCGCCAATATATTCGCGCTTTGCCTCAGAGGGCGGTACAATGCCCTCTAGCAACTTTGTTAACTTCCCCATTAAAATGGCATGTCTTCGTCGAGATCGTTCTGTGCAGCGCCTGAATTGCGGCTAAAAGCACTATCAACACCCTTGTTATTATGCGTAACCTCAGCTTTAACTCCAATTTGACATTCAAAACCAGAAGGGGCATGTACCTCACTAACGTTATTGCCTTCCATAATCCCTTTATCTCTTCTTGGCATAGGCGACTCAGAGATTTTTCTTGGCATAGACCACTCAGAGATTTTAATGCCAAGAGTTTTGTTACACAGGCTCGCCAAGTCTTGGTTAGTTGGCTCGTTATTGTGTGCTGGCTTATAGTTGCACAAAGTCATTAGCAATTTAAGCATATTAAGATTGCGATAAATTGACTCAGGCTTACCTTGAAATACTCTAATTTTCTG